TGTAACGTGTGTGTCCATGTTTGCAGCAGTATCTGCGGCAATTGAACTTGAACCACCAATTACTAAGTTGATGTCTAATGATTCTGTATCAGAAAACTTATCATATGCAAGTCTTAACTCACCATTTGTTAATGAGTAATCGTCTGTACCAGATGCTAACACACTATCAGTTGGTGTATCAACTGCTGTGTATGCTGATGTTGTGTCAGTTCCCCAATTTGAACCAGATGAGTTGTGGTCCATCCAATATACAAAAGATGATTGATTGTAAATCACATTTGGATAGTAGTTTGTAGAACCTTGAGCTGTTTTTGCGTTAGGGTTTTTAGACATGTTTGCAAAAGTTTCGATAATTGCATTTTGTCTGTTTCCAGCTACATCTACAGCTGAACCAGTGATGTCACCAGTAGTATCAAAAACTACTACGTGTATTTCGTCACCTGTTCCTCTTCCATTAGCTGTTGCCCATGCTGATGTACCAGGTGCTCCGTCAAATCTATCGTAGAATCTCCAACGTCTTTTGATAAAAGAGTTATCAGGTATAATGTTATGAACTCCACCACCGTTAGGGTCGTCTAATCTTCTAATTGTCGCAACGTTAGATGAAGTATTGATCGCTGTTACTTCGTATTGTTTTCCGTCTTCACCAGTTACAGGTGTTGTACCTGCTGAGTCTGTAAAGAAAGATATAATATCGTGTACGTGTATTTCATCGTCTGCTAAATCTATGTTATCTACTGCGATTGATGTTGAACCTACTGCATCTTCACCAACTGTTTGGTTAGATGATGTCAACATTTCTTCATATGCTGTTGCTGTAGCACAAATTGAAACTCCTAATGAGTTTCCATGTGTTCCAGCTGTTCTTGCAGCCCACTCGCCTACTGATGCTTCTCCGTTTGAGAAAGAGCCTAGATAGTGGTCTGTATCTCTAATTAATATTGCTGAACCCGATGCAACTGCATTTACTATTCCACTTTCTGCTCTTACTACTCTTAACGAATTAGTGTATTGTAGGAAGTTTGCAGCAGAATACCAGTTCTCAAAATTTGATGAGTTTGGTTTTCCGAAATTTTTAATAAGGTCTTCTTCAGACGTTATAGTTGTTACAGATGAGACTGGGCCTTTTTCAAATGCGCCTGCAATTGCACCGATTGACGTTGCTACTGCTGGTACCACATTCGTTAAGTCAACTTCTTTTACCTGAACGCCAGGTGAGACTAAAAATGCCATTGTTATTCTCCTTTTGATGTATAGCTATTACATTCTATTTTATATCTGTATTTATAGATATTTAATTTTCAAAGACCCATTATTTATAGACCGACCAGATATAAATACTATTATCATGCAATCTCATTATGAAAAATACAAAGAGACTATCAAGAAAGTTGCAAGAAGACACTACAATAAACGTGTATCTTGGTTAAACAACCATTTATCTGATAAGTCTTGTCAAAACTGTGGTGAAAGTGAAACTATATGTCTTAAATTTCATCCTCATGATTCTAATATACGTAAACTATCTAAAAGCAATGGTGTCAATGGTTCTGGTAGACAAGAAATACTTAATTTAATTGATAGTTCAAAAGTTATATGTCATAATTGTTGGATTAAACTTGATAATGATCTAATCGAAATTATTTAAACACATAAACTTTAATATCATCATTACAATACAATCTATAAGAAAAGTCTTTAGGTTCTGATAGTTTAAATATATCTAGTAAATTATAATTATCTTCTAGTGTTGTTATATTCTTTTCGTTATCTTTTACAAACTGCATTATATCACTATTTTGTTCTTGTATGTGAAACCACATACTTTTTAAATTTTCATACCATTTATAACTTGGGTATTTTATATTAAATCCACCTGCTTGTTTCCACCATTTGTAACACTCATAGTCTGGTCTATGAACTAATACTATTGGATATCCATGTTCTTTTAATTTATCAAGATCATAAGCAAAAGTATGGGATTTAATAATTCTTTTTCCTTTACCAGAAAAGGGTAAATCCCACTCTTTTTTATCTGTTCCAAATTCCATACCAGGGTCAAAATAAGAACCAACATGTTTTACTTTGTCGTTTTTATACACTCGTTCTTTTTTGTAGTCTGTTTGATCTATATCATTTGAGGTATAGATGTCTCTGACTACACCAGACCATTTAGAACCAGGAGCCCCCGTTACAAGAATATATGACATTACTTGGTAAGTTCTTCTTTGTATACCGTGTTATATCCAAGTTCAACATTAGCAAAGTCAACTAATGTTTTTAATGCCTTTGGTGTAATAAATGTTTTTAGAACTGTAACAGTATCATTACCATCTTGTCCTACTTTCCACTCATACTTTCCAACTTTTTTTTCAATCGCAGCCACAGATTCTGGGTCTGCAATCATTTTGTTTAAAGCATCAATTAACTTTTGTTTATTAGGATTATCTTTGTTAACCCAAAACGCTTTCTGTATAGAATCACGCCATGACTTAACAAGTTTATATGCATCATAGAAATCACCAGATGCTGATACTCCGTACATATTAAAGTAAAGTTGTTCAAAAGTTGGTTCTGTAAAATTAGGGTCTTCTAAGTGATTACCACTTTGTGCGTCTAATATTCCATGATGAAACCAAGTTTGTACTACACCTTTTTCAATTAAAGGCATTACATGTTTTTTATATGCGGCTGGATTTTCTCTAGTTGCGTTTAAATCACCACGTATAAATGCAAGTCTTCTTTCAGACCCACTCATTCCTTTAACAAAAGTTATGTATTTGTTAAACGCTTCGTAAGGGTCGCTATCTGGTCCACCCATTAACATTGTAATTGCCATGATCTCAGGTATCATACCTGAACCTGCAGAAAACTTAATTTTTTGACAACATCTATTTGCTATTTGTTCTTGAGCACCAACAATAATATTAAGATTCATATGTCCAATAGAATCCCAATCAAGATAATTATATTCAACTGGTTCAATTAGATATGATATTCCATTACCACCATGTGATACTAGAATTGTTTTATCATCAAATCTTAATTCGTTTTGGAACTTGTTTGGCCCCATTTGATCTCTTGCACCAGGCAAGTATTTGATAATAATTTTTTCCCCTAAATGTTTTTCCCATTCTGCCACAACAATTTGTGACCAAACGGATGTACCACCTGAAGGTTTCTGTGGTACGACTAATGTATAATCTGCCTTTGCAACTGTCGTTAAGAAAAGCATTGCAATCAATATTACTTTAAGCATAGTCTAGTTTACTCCTTTTAGTTAAAGACCAATATAAGATTATTATAATCGACAATAAAATGAATAAGAAAATTGGTCTGGTAATCAAATCATTCATTGTGTGTAGTGATGTTAATTGATAAGTTAAAGAATATATTCTATCACTTAACAAAAAACCAATTAGTAAAGCAGGTCTGCTAAATTTATATTTTTTTGCAATAATACCTACTATACTAAAAATCGTTAAAACTGCTATGTCTTCCCACCCACCAGTATATTGTAAAGTTGCCCAAACAATTACTATTAGGATAAATGGAAAGTAAAATTTGTATGGAAGTTTAGCAATGTATGAAGAGTAATATGCTAACACATAACAAATCAATGCTGTAATTATTGTTCCTACTAAGAACGCAAATGCCATACTATCAAATAATTTATCGTCATAAAAAGTTTCTGGTGAACCTAAGTCTATTCCGAGATATAAAAATAATCCCATAAGAATAGCTGCAAATGGAGCTCCAGGTATTCCAAATAATACTGTTGGTATAAATGAAGATGCCTTTTGTGAATTGTTTGCACCTTCAGCTCCAACAACACCTTTTACATTTCCATGTCCAAACTTTTCATTTGGATTAGATGCAACTGTTGAACCATATGCCAACCAATCTGCCATTGCGCCACCAAGACCTGGTAGTAGTCCTATGAACGAACCAATAAATCCACCACGAATACTATCTTTCCATGATGCGACTACATCTTTCATTCCTTGCCATATTTGTTTCATTCCACCTGTGTATTGATATTCAACAGTGTTAGTTGCATCACCTCTACGCATACTTGCTAATAATTCTGGTATTGCAAACAAACCTGCTACAAAAGGTAGAAGTTGAATACCGTCTTCTAAGTATCTCCAACCTAAAGTAAATCTAGGAACATTGTTTACATCTACTCCGACTAGTCCTAATGTAATACCTAATGCAATTGCAATAATACTTCTAATCCAACTTTTAGTTGAGACAAATCCCACTGTGACAAATGCAAGTACGACTAATGCCCATAATTCTGGTATACCCATATACATCACAATGTTTGTGTAATATGGTAAAAATAAAAATGTTAATGAACCAAATAATAATCCATTAACTGTTGATGAAGTTATTGCGGCAGATAATGCTCTTGTTGCCTCTCCGTTTTGTGCCATAGGAAATCCGTCAACCATTGTTGCGGCCGC